GATTGCCAGATACCCGGCTGCATCGATATAGCTGTCAATGTGATCTGGGTTGCCTTTGATGCGGGCGATCTTAAACAGCGTCATCATGATGGCAACGTCAAAGTCATTGAAGGTGGGGATTTCTCGCCCTTCCATCCACCAACCCCATAGGTCGCCGATGTTGGCAAACGTGTCTTCTGCATTCCCATGCGTGGCTGCTCGGTCCTTTGTGATGTATTGGGTTGCGGTCTGTAGGATCTGTTCGCGGTTCATTTGTTTCTTTCCGGGCAATCACGCCCTTCGTTGCAGTTATGGTTGCAGGGCGGGCAGGTCTTACGCTCCAGTGATTTCTCATGCAGTTCTGTAAAGATATTGTATAGACGCGCCCCTGATTTCTCGCGGCTTAACTGATATTGCAGATACTGGTCCATGCGGTCGAACATGATTGCCCGCCTTAGATATGTTAGATCAACGTGCAGTTCGCGTGCTGCCTGCTTTACGTTTGCAAATGTCTTGCCGTAGATCACGACCTTCTGCCCTGCCCCGGTGAAGTCTTTATCACCATCAGCCGTTTCCCACGGCGCGGCTGGTAGTGTTACAAACTGCGGGATTGATGGGCCTGATACCACAGAGTTGCGATCCACAACGGCGATTGTTCTCGTGCGCATGTTCATCCACACATTTCTTTGTTTTGCTTGTAACGGTTGATGGCTTGCTCCAAACGCGCTTTTGCAGCCGCAGAGTTGGTTGTGATAGCATAGCGCACGAAGGATCGATTGAAACCAAGCGCTTTGCTTGCTGCTCCAAGCGATGGGAAGTTAAGCCCATCAAGATCAATTGGCTGGCGCTGCGTGTTTCCTAGTCCCACGGCGTCCATGCTGCCACGCTTTAAGGCGCTATAGATTGCGTCCATTGCTATCCCAAGAGCTTCTGAAGCATTGCGCACGCTTGGGTATGTGATGCCGCGAATTTCGATTATCATCACTTCCCCTCCAGTTCAGCCAGCGCAGCGCGGGCAACGTCGATCTTCTGCACGGCAATCTTGCGCCATCCCTCATACATCTTCTTGAAGTTGATGCCGTTTTTCCATGTGTGTACAGTCACGGATGCTTCTGCGGAAATCTCCCGCAGCGCCTCCACCGCCTTGGCGAGTTTGGCTTCTGCCGCTCCCCACTTTTCAATCCAAAACATTCCCTCCGAATGCCATTGCTTTACTTCGCTTTTCAACTCTTCTGCGCGGTCTACCAATGCCTCTACAGCAGCAGCTTCTTCCTCCCAACAGGCCCCACGAAGTTGTCCTATTATATACTTGATTACATCGTCACTCATTCTTTCCCCTCCAGTTCACGCACTGCACGAATGTGTTTCACCATCTCAATTTCAGTGACAGCATTGCAGCTTGCCGTGATGTGCGCAGCCCTGATCCTAATTTCTTCGACGCTGCATAGTGCGCGATCCTCAATGGCATTAATCATAAGATCAAAAACCTCGTAGTATGACAGTTGCATTGCCAGCTTTGTGGCAAGCTGTTGCACATACCCCTCTGCCCGTTTGCGCTGCTCGGCGATGTGGTCAATGCGCGCTTGTCCTCTGAGGCTTTTCATTCTTTTCCCTCCAGTTCAGCCAGCACGGCTTGGGCATCAGTCAATGCGCGCGTGATGCAGATGTTGGCTTCTGGCACAGTGGTAGCCTCAATAAGAAACCGCAGCGCCTCCACAGCTTTGGCGAGTTTGGCTCGGTTTTCTTGGTTCTTTACTGACATCTCACGGGTTGCTTTTGCCCAGAAACGCCAAAGATTTCCCCCAGAACAAAGGCCCTCATTTTCAGCCTCAGAGATAGCTGCGGCCATTTCAGCGTTCTCACGCTCCAACTGTTCGATGCGTTTGACGTCTGCACGGGTGTTCCATGCTGCGATGGCTTCGGTTAGATGTACAGGGCCATCTGCCCCGCATTCACCGCAAAAAACATAACTTCCAATCGTATTGACTGGTAGTGGAACTACCCCACAAAACGGGCATGGTTTCAGATCGTCACTCATTCTTTCCCCTCCAGTTCATAAGTCTGCTCAAAAATCTCTGGCTTGCAGGGGTAAACCTCCCCAGCGACACCCTTGATTATCCAGTCACCGACCCGCGCCAAATGGTTGCCTTCGAGTGTTGGGATGGTGATACCTTCAGGCCCCCACGAAGCGCTCGTTCCTTGTAGAAATTCAGTCAGTTCTAAGGTTGGGGCGGTATAGGGGCCATACTGAATGGCGTCGATTACAACTGGCTTTTTGCGATATTTCATTTCTGTTTCTCCGTCTCCCACAGGGTTTTGATTTTTGCTTTGAGTGCATTGCGCCGACTCTCCGGCCAAGTCGCAATGAAGTCCCGTCTTGCCTCAACTGTCCTTAGTTCCATTGCATATCGCGCAGCGCTGTCTAGCAGTTCCTCGTTGCAGGCTGCGCTGTAGGCTTCCTTGCTGTCTCTGCTCGGCAAGTAGACCTCGCCCATCCTCACTGGATCACCCACTTGCCAAACCCTCACGGTTTCAAAGGTTTGCGGGCGATGTAGGCAAACTTACCATCGCCCAACTTGCGCTGGTAAAGAATGCACTTGCCTTGGTTGTAGAGTTCCAACGCATCGGCCTTGTGCTTGCCGCCAGCGTATTCACCGATGTGATATACCACCTCGTCGCCGCGCTTCATTGAGTCCAGCATGGTGTGCAGGACACCGCGCTGGTCTTTAACAATGTTGTATTCCATGCGCTCGCTCAAAATGGGATCTCATCATCTAGATCAGAACGGCTGTTGATCTGCGGCTCCTGTTCGCTGCGTTCTTTCGTGCCGCCCATAAACGTCAGGTCTTGCACCGAAAGCGTCAGACGGCCCTTGCCCTCGTAAACATCAACACCGGGGCGACCAGACACCACCAGCTTCGTGCCTTTGACGATGTGGCTGCTTAGGCTGTCAGCCCGCTTTCCCCAGATGCTGCATTGCACCCAAGTGCTGTCGCGCTTCTGGCCGTTCTTGTCTTTGCCGTTGTCAATGGCGATTGAGAAACCCAGCACAGGGTCACCGCCCTGCGTGGTTCGCAGTTGGGCGTCCTTGCCTACGTTGCCAGCGATTGTCATGGTTAGCATTTTGTCATTCCCTTGTGGTTGATGGCGCCAGCCCCGCAGGGCTGGTCACCTTTGTGTCAGGCTGCAAGCTTATCAACGTCGATGTTCAAGATCATCGCTTGCGTATAACCCATCCGTGCAATTTGTTCAGCATTGTCACGCGCTGCAATCTTTGCGAAAGTGCGAAGCGAGGCTGCATCAGGACGCCCTTGGCTGTAACGCTTGCGGTCGCTTGGCATCGCGGCACGAATGCAGTCTGCCCCATAAACGCCAAGCCCCGAAAGCTGAATGCCAACCTTAAGTGCGCGACCACAGCAATCGCAATTTGCTTCAAACTCAGCGCCGATGATTTTTGTTTGCATGGTCATCTCTTTTTCCCATCTCTGTTGCGGTGTTCTTGTAGACACCTTACAACATCCACAAACGCTGTAAACATCTTTATTGCACTTAGCGCAATTATTTTCATTCCATCCGCTTCACGCCAAACCCAACATCCCGCATGATTTCCGCAGCCCGGTCTGCTGTCAGGCGTTCACGCGGTTCTGGCTTATGCTCTGCGCCGCGCTGCTTCATCTCCAGCACCTTAGACGCCGATGCAACGCCGTCCATCTCAACCCTACACCGAGCCACGATGTCACCCTCTAGCGGGCGTTTCCGGCGGTCTGTGTTGGCATCTGACTTCCACCAGCGCACGGCGCGTTCAATTGCCCATTGAGGAAAGCCGCTTAGAGCCTGCTCCCAATCTTCGGCCTCCATCTTTCGCACGGCCTGTGGGATGTCTTTTTCATAGTAAGGGCTGAGAAGGGCGGCAACTCTAGCAACCATCCACACCCCATCCGTTGGCGTCATTAAGGTCTTCTGGATTCTCAGCACGTCTTCTTTCTCTGGCAACGATGTCGGCTGCAACGCTGGCAAACGCCGCAGCCATGCCAGACCCTTGTCTAGCATTTCCTCGCTCAGTGGGCCGCTGAGATTGGAAATACCAATCTGCCTTGACTGTCTGCCATCCGCGTTCTTCTGCGAGACCAAGTGCGTCATCGGGGTTTTCTCCTGCATTGAAAATCTCCTGTAAGGTGGATGCAAGCCGTTTGGCTGCGGTTAGGGTCAAGCCCTTGCTCTTGGATTTCTTGCGATACTCGATGAAACTGTTGACCGCAGCTTCTGAAGCCCACATTGCCAAACAATCAAAAATCTCTGAGGCTTCATTAATCACGGGCGGCTTGCCCGCCTTATCTTGTTTACCAACTGGTTTATGATCTGTGTTTATATCTGGTATAGGTTGGCCCTCAGTGACCAGCGCATTGGCCTTTTCTGACCAGCGCATTGGCGATTCTTGACCAATGGCAAGGTTGATCCATTTTGCGCTTTCGGTCGGCGCATACCAGTTTGTTCGATCATAACTTGATGCGTTGTATTCGCCCTTTATGACCAGCCCGCTCTCACAAAGTTTCTGCAATGCCGTCTTGATCTGACTTGCTGTCAGATATGGGAAAAGTTTGGCAAAGGCGGTTCTGCTGTTGAACGTCCAAACATACCCGTCTTTGATATGCTTCCCGTTCGCAGCGTTCTTCTGGGTCCACCAGAAAATGTTCTGGTAGATTACAGCGGCATGGACGCCCACGCGCTTCGCTATGTCTGGATCGAAACTGTGCATCTTGGCACTCCTTGGTGTTGTGGAGTTGCCTCACGCAGTGTAGAACTGCGATCAGCGCACTCGCATTGCGCTTGCCGATACCAGCGGTCTTCTCCCCCGCTGCGGCTTACTTAGGGCAGGTTGAACGTTTCCGCGTTCCCTGCCCACTTCTTTTTCTATACCTCATTGGGCATCAGATAAAGCGTTATTTACGTTACCCGCAAATTCAGGCCCATTGCGATGGCGACCGCATAGCGCACCTCAAA